TCGAATGGCTAAGAAGCCTATCGAGGACGAAATGCTGCGGGCTATGCGGCAGCGCAACGGTGAGTATGAAGCGAATAAATTGACACAGATCCGCGACCAGGGCGGTTCTGATGTTTACATGATGCTGACTGAGGTTAAGTGTCGTGCCGCTGAAAGCTGGCTGCGGGATATCTTGCTCGACACGGGAACCCCTCCCTGGGACTTGGAGCCTACTCCTATCCCCGATTTGTCTCCGGAGCAGTCCGCCGAACTAGAAGAAGCGTTTGCTGAAAACGTTATGCGGTCTATTCAAGTACTAGGGCAGGCTCCTAGTAAAGACGAAATGCTAGCCATGCGTGAGGCTCTGGGCCAGGAATATAGATTCCGGGTTCTAGAAGCCGCTCATAACCGTGCGGATCGTATGACCACACGGATTAAAGACCAGTTTGCTCACGGCGGCTGGGCGCATGCATTTAACGATTTCATTACTGATATTGTTACGTTCCCCTGCGCGTTTGTTAAAGGCCCGATTGTGCGCCGTCAGCGCAAGTTGGGGTGGAAGCAGGATGAGGATGGCGCTACTGCGGTTGAGGCTAGTGAGGAATTAGCTCCTGAGTATGAACGCGTTGACCCTTTCCAAATTTACCCAGAGCCCGGCATCACAAATATTAACGACGGGTACATAATTGAGCTGCATAAATTAACCCGTACAACCTTGGCCGAGCTAATTGGTGTACCCGGTTACGACGAATCCGCCATCCGCGAAATTCTAGACAACGGCCCTAACGCGGGACGCACGGGACCAATTGATGACGGTGTGGATGAGGCACGGGAAGAGGAGGAGCGTAAGTTCTATACTCATATGCGGCCTACGCCCGAGTATGAAGCCATTGAATTTTGGGGCAAAGTCAGCGGCGAGATGCTAATAGAGTGGGGTATGACCGAGGAGGAAGTGCTCGACCCCGCTACTGAGTACGACGCGAACGTATGGCTGATTGGAAGTTACGTTATTAAAGCGGTACTAAATTATGATCCGCTAGGCGAAAAGCCCTACGCTAAGACTTCTTTTATCAAGTGCCCGGGCGCGTTCTGGGGTAAAGGCATTCCGAAAATTATCGAGGACTTGCAGGGTATCTGCAACGCAGCGGCGCGCGCCTTGGTAAACAATATGGGTATCGCCTCTGGCCCTCAGGTCGAGGTAAATGTTGAGCGGTTGCCGCCGAACGAAGATCTAACCAACATGGCCCCTTGGAAGATCTGGCAGGTCATATCAGACCCTTCCGGTTCCCAGAATCCCGCAGTTCGGTTTAATCAGCCCGATTCCCGTTCCGGCGAATTAATGGCCGTCTACGAAAAGTTTAGCCGTTTAGCTGATGACCATTCTGGTATTCCAGCTTATGTGTATGGGGATTTAAACGTACAAGGCGCAGGCCGTACGTCCTCCGGGCTATCCATGCTCATGGGCGCTGCTGGAAAAGGCATCCGGCAGGTTGTTATGCATATAGATTCTGATGTTGTAAAACCTATTGTAAAACGTCAGTTTGTGTATAATATGCGCTATGATCCTGATGAATCTATTAAAGGCGATGTAGAGGTAATTGCTAAAGGTGCTATAAACCTAGCCGTAAAAGAAACGGTTAATGTAAGGCGCATTGAGTTTTTGAACGCTACAGCAAACCCAATAGATACAGAAATTCTTGGTAAGGATGGCCGAGCAGCTATTCTTAGAGAAGTAGCCAAAGGGCTACAAATGCCAGTCGATGATGTTATTCCATCTAAGGAGACAGTTGAGTATCGGACTATGTTGCAGTCGCGGATGCAGGAACTAGAGGGGCCACAGGCCCAAACTGGACAACCTGGGGCACCACCCCAGCCTGCACCTATGCAACCTGACGGCACTCCTAAAGGCGGAATGGACGGTAATACTGTACAGAACAGGGCCACTGGCAATGCTTAAACCTGAGCATAGGGTATGGCAGCAGCTTGCGCATCTCAGCACAACCCAGACAGATCTAAAGGATTATCTGGAGAGCTGGTATATGCATGAGTTGCATCAGCTACCCCGCGCTCTAACCACTACGGCACTTTCACAGGGGCGGTGCCAAGTGTTAGCCGAGATTAATCGGCTATTTAAAGAAGCCCCTGATGTTATACGACAGTCTTAGTCGTTTTAGTTACGCATACCGAAAGGAGCGTTAAGTGGCTGTACCCAGGCAAATTAGAGAGCAATCCGAGGCCGTGAATCAATTCTATGCCTCTATGGACGAACAAGAACCGCAAGGCGGAGAGCTTGTTAATGTTCCAGATTCGGATGCAGACTCTATAGTTGAGGAAACTAGTGCACCCGCACCAGTCGATCAGGGTGCAGATCAGAGTGAGGAGACCTATGAGCAACGTTATAGGACTCTTCAAGGTATGTACAATGCCGAGGTTCCGACCCTGCGTAAGCAGGTAGGTGACCAGACCCATCGTCTCCAGCAAATGGAGCAACTACTGGCAACGGCCCCGTCTCCCAGTGAACGGTCGGAGCCTAATGCATATGCGCCAAGATCTTACGTATCTAATACTGATGTAGAGGAGTACGGCGGGTCTATAGACGTTATGCGGAAGGTGTCTAAGGAAGAACTAGATCCCATGGCTCACGAGCTAATGCAGCTTCGTCAGCAGGTTCAGTCGCTTCAATCGACGGTTCTGCCCCAGGTAGAAAGCGTGGTGCAGCAGCAAACTGCTAGTACCGAGCAAATTTTCTGGGCAGAGCTAGGCCGAGCCGTACCCCACTGGCAGCAGATCAATTCGGACCCCGACTTCCATACTTGGTTGTTGGAGACGGATCCTCTGACGGGCCAAACCCGGCAATCATACCTAGAGCGGGCACAGCAGGAAGGTAATCCTACTAGGGCCGCTAGCTTTTTCACTACGTGGCAGTCGCTGCAGGGCCAGCCTGCAACTGCCTCTCCAACACGAGCCGTCTCCGAACTGGAGCGTCAAGTCTCTCCAGGCCGTACCCGAGGTTCTGCACCCCCTGCGGATAGCTCGAAACCTCAATATTCCCGTTCTGACATTGCTGCGTTTTTCAATGATGTTCGAATCGGTAAATATCGTGGACGGGAGAAGGATCGTGATCGGATCGAACGCGACATCTTCGCCGCACAGCGGGAAGGTCGCATTGTTTAATGCCATACTGAGGACTATATCCAATGGCTGTTTATCCCGTCTCTCCAGGGCGGTCAGATTATTCGGGTAATTTTATTCCCGAGCTGTGGTCAGGGAAGCTCATCGAGAACTTCTACGACGCCACGGTCCTGGCCGCTATCGCCAATACTAGCTACGAAGGCGAAATACGTAACATGGGTGATACGGTTAATATCCGTACTACTCCGGAAATTACCATTCGTGATTACGTCAAAGGCCAAACGCTCCAGGTGGAAACGCCTGATAAGCCAAAGCTGCAATTGCTCATCGACAAGGGTGAGTATTTTGCTGCGGTCGAGGACGACGTCGATCAGGTTCAGACTGACATCAACTTGATGGACACCTGGACTGAAGATGCTTCTGAGAAGATGAAGATTAAGATTGATGAGCGCGTGCTTACCGATCTTCTTCCAGATGTGTCGGCGCTTAATAAGGGCCTCACTGCCGGTCGCATTTCGGGGGACATTGACCTCGGCGTGGCAGGTACTCCGGAAGCCCTAGACAAGGATAGTGTGATTGACTTCATCGTCAATATGGGTACTGTCCTTGACGAAGCGAATTGCCCAGAGTCTGATCGTTATCTGGTTATTCCTGCAAAAATGGCAGGCATCATCAAACGTTCAGATCTTAAGGACGCGTCTCTTGCTGGCGATAGTGTGTCTATCTCCCGTAATGGCCGTCTGGGTATGATCGACCGCTTTACGTTGTACATGAGCCATAACCTTTACAAGAATGGCGCTGAGTACAGCATTATTGCGGGGCATAAGATGGGCTTTACGTTCGCATCTCAGATGACGAACATGGAAACCATCCGGTCTGAAACCACCTTCGGCGACATCGTTCGGGGTCTGCAGGTCTACGGCTATAAAGTCGTTAAGCCTGAAGCTCTGGCTGTCGGCGTTATCACGCTGTAAGGGGGCTATATAAATGGCTACTTATACCGATTCCCACGGTTTCAACAAGGGAACCGCAGCACATCCATCGATGGGCGTTACGAAAGTCAGCGTCATGGAAGTCGATTTGAACTTCGCTACGATCACTACTGATCGTGCTGCTGCAGGGGCTACGGCTCTTGCGGGCGGCGATGTTATCGAAGTTCTTTCGCTTCCGGCTAAGACCCTCGTGCTAAACGTCGGTTTGGATGTTACTACGGCCGAAGGCGGTACGCTCACTATTGATGTGGGCGACGGCGCTGATCCCGATGGCTATCTTGACGGCGTGAACGCAAATACTGCTGCGTCATACTGTTCAGCTCTAGCACTTAGCGAAGGCACTCCTAACACTGTTACGGGGTTGTCCGACGGTAAGTACTACGCTGCTGCTGATACCATCGACGTGAAGATCGTCAACGCTGCCGACGCTGCTGTTATGCGACTGTGGGCTCTAGTCGTAGACTGCTCGTAACCACCGAGGGGGGCTTCGGCCCCCCTTTTCCCGTACCCAATAGGGAGAAGACTAATGCCTAAAGGTTTAGCCGGAGCTTTTGGCCGACTTACACCCGCAGAAAACGTCCGTAAAGAGGAGCAACCAGCCTACACACGGCGTAAGAAGGCAGTGAAAGCGGCAGTGAAAAAGGCTCCTAAACCTCGTCCCGCCCCGGTAAAGGATGGAAAGCTAACCGCCCCTTATACGACGAGCCGCAACAGACATAAGAACCAGCAGCAAATGTTTGGTACTACGGGCGTCGGCATAGTCTTTACCCCGAAATATCAAGACATGCGTAAAAGCTACGAAAAAAGCCGAAAGAATTATGACCCCCTTAATCGATACATGAAACCTCCAAAGGCGTTGTAGTAGATGGCTACTAATTTAACCGGCACGACTGTTGCGTCTACATATTCGCAGCTCCTTCACCTTGACGGGGGCCCTGCCGCCGCTGAGAAAACCGTACTTAGTGCTGTGGGGGTGTCTACTGCGCTAAAACTTGGTACGGGCAGTGCCTCGGTTGATAATCTCAAATTAGACGGTAATACCGTATCGTCTACTGATACGAACGGTAATATTACGCTAGCCCCTAACGGAACTGGCAGCGTTGTCATGGCTAAGGTTGCCATTACGGGGGGCTCTGTCTCCGGTATTACGGACCTTGCTGTTGCTGACGGCGGCACTGGCGCATCCGACGCCTCCACGGCACGTACAAATTTGGGCCTGGGTTCAATGGCTACCCAGGCGGCTAATAGCGTGGCTATCACTGGAGGCACTGCCGCTGGCATTACCCAGTTAGACGTGGACAACGTTCGGGTAGACGGCAACACCATCTCGTCCACAAATTCTAACGGCAGTATTACCCTGGATCCTAACGGGACTGGGGAGATTATAGCTAAAGCTAAAGTAGGCTATAGCAGCGGCGATGGTGGCACGGTTACCCAGGCTTCTAGCCGTACTACGGGGGTAACGCTTAACAAACTTAGCGGGCAGATTACTCTAGTTTCGGCGCAGATTACTGCCCATGAAGCTAATGAATTCGTACTCACTAATAGTTTTATAGCGGCTACTGACGTAGTTATTGTTAATTTATCCGGGTCTAGTGCCTCCGATAAAAAATTCTATACGGTGAATATTACTAACGTTTCCGCTGGCGCGTGTACTATATCAGTCGGTAACAACGACAATGCCTCGATACCTGCCGCTGGCGCCGAAGCGCCTGTACTATCCTTCATGGTGCTAAAAGCTTCTAATGCCTAGTAAAATTGACAAAGCCGGTATGGCTTGTAACAAGCCACGGCGAACACCTACGCATCCAAAGAAGTCCCATGTAGTTAAGGCTTGCTCTGGCGGGACGGAGAAGGTTATCCGTTTCGGAGAGCAGGGTGCCAAGACCGCTGGCAAGCCCAAGCCGGGGGAGTCAGCTACGATGAAGGCGAAGCGCAAGTCGTTCAAAGCTCGGCATGGTAAAAACATTGCTAAGGGCAAAATGAGTGCGGCCTATTGGGCTAACAAGGTGAAGTGGTAATGCCCGGTAAATCCAAGCCTAAGAATCCCTCCCTTTGGAGTCGGGTTAAGAGTGAGGCCAAGCGTAAATTTAAGGTATATCCTAGTGCGTACGCTAATGCGTGGGCTGCTAAGGAGTACAAAAAGCGTGGCGGCACTTGGGGCGGTGCCGATAATAGGGTGAAAAAGAAGAGTGGCTAAAGGCGGTCTAGGCAAGTGGTTCGGCCAGAAGTGGACCGATGTTAAGACCGGCAAACCTTGCGGTCGCTCTGGGTCCAAGGATGCAGGTAGAGCATATCCTGCGTGCCGTCCGAAAGCCGTAGCTAGTAAGATGACCGCTTCTGAAAAGCGGACTATGGGTCGGCGAAAAACGGGCCCTAAAACGCAGAGATGGCCTATCTCTCCAACCGGTAAGCGACGTAAATAGGAGGCTCCATGCCAAAAGGTAAAGGTTACGGCTTAGCCATGAGTGACATAGCAAAGGCCAAAATGAATCGGGAAAGGGAAAGTGGCGCTGTTAAGAGCGCTTATAAGCAGTACATGCTTAACGCTAACCAGGACGACCCATCTAGCGAGCCCCCACCGAGTGATATCGCAGAGGCTAAGAATGAGGCTAGGTATAAACGAAAAATGGGTGCTGCTCAGAAGCAGTTGCGAAAAACGGGCCCTAAGACACAGCGACATCCTATCTCTCCAGCAGGTAAAAGGGGTAAATAATGTCGGGCAGATGGCTTAGGAACATCGAAGATAACACCATTTACGGATGGAACCGTATTCTCGCAGAGAATCCCAAATGCGAGGAAGTGACGCATGAGCAGGCATTTCCCGAGCAATACGTAAAGCCTGCCGCCCGAAAGCGGATAACTGCCGCTAGGAAAGGGAAAGCGCCGCTTGTTGACGAGCCGATTGAGCCTTCCCCCAGTAACGTGGATAATACATTAGACGATTTGTCTCTTGACGCTAGCCGAGGATTGCCCCAGTGACACCCGCCGAAATTATCACTGAAGCGCGTAAGTTGATCCAGGATACATCTTCGCCCTATCGCTATAGTGATGATTCGCTTTTAGGTTACGTAAATCAAGCGCTAAAGCGCATGGCGTTATTGCGCCCGGATTTGTTTGCGTTTATTGGGTCCATCTCCACTACGGCAGACACTACCGTGCAGTCGTGCCCTACTGATTCTGTGCGGTTAATCGAAATATTCCGCGTAGTAGGTGGCAAGGCCGTAACGGAAGTTAGCCGGGAAACCATGGACCAGTCCACCCCCAACTGGGTGGCCGCTACTTCTGGGAGCCCAGTCAACTATATGAGGCATCCACGGAATCCGAATAGGTTTTTCCTGTACCCACCCCCGACTAGCGGGACCACGTTAGAAGCTGAATACGTACAGTCCCCCCCTACTTATACTTCGGGGCAGACCATTGGCCTGCTGCCTGATTCGTACCTTCCGGTCGTAGTGGATGGGGTCGTGTTCCTATCTGAGTCCGAAGATAATGAGCATGTTAGTAGCGGACGTAGCAAAATGTTCCAGGAGATGTTCAATTCAGAACTTGCTGTGGGACAAAATAATAGGGTTATCACGGACGCGGAAAACTCCGGAATTGATAATCGTAAATATAGTGCAGACTCTGCAACGGTGGTTGAATGAGCGACACAACTTTTGAATCGTTAGTTTTCCGCGTCAACCCCCTGGTTACGGGATGCCCGTACCCTACGATTGTTCAGGCGCTGCAGGATTCTGCGCGTAGAACTTTTGAGCGCACTCTTGCTTGGCGCGTACAGCTACCGCTGTTTAACCTAGATCCCGGTGTCCACGAGTATTTCTTTAATGCTCCTGCCGATACGCAAGTCCATGCGGTATTAAAGACGTTTGTGAACGATTGCGCATTAGAAGCCCTATCGCTAGATAGAGCGTTT